TACTAGAAGAAAATATATTAAAGGTTAATTATAAGTCTTTTACTCAGATTGTAATTTTGGGTAGTAGTAACTTTGTACCATTTATGCAATTGAGTGGATCGAATCGTAGAGAAGTAATTGAAGATCTTCTTGATATTCGTATATTTTCTGCGATGAATAATATTATCAAAGATAAAATACGTATTCAAAAGGAAGGTATAAGATCATTAGATTTGAAGAAAGATAATATCAAAGATAAAATGGATATGCAAAAGAATTTTATCAAAGAGTTAGAAGAGCAGGGAAAGAACAGTATTGATTCTAAGAAGAAAAAAATAGATTCTTTGTCTCTTGAATTGGAAGGTTGCTCAATAGCAAATTTAGCTATCGAGGGGTCTATTGAAACTTTGATTGAACAACAAGAAAATTTAATTGGAGCAGGTGAAAAGTTATTAAAGCTTAACAATTTGAAAGGTAAATTATCTAATAAAGTATCAACCCTTACAAAAGAACATAAGTTCTTCACAGATAATACGGCATGCCCTACCTGCACTCAACCAATAGAAGAAGAGTTTCGGTTAAATAAAATTAATGACGTTCAAACTAAAGCCAAGGAACTCAAAAAAGGTTATCAAGACCTTGAAGATACCATCAAAAAAGAGCAAGACCGAGAGCGTCAATTCAATCAATTATCAAAGGAGATTACTAAACTCAATAATGGCATTTCTAAAAACAACACTAAAATCTCTGGTTTTCAACGACAGATCAGAGATTTGGAATCAGAAATTCAAACTACTACCGAACAATCTAAGAATAGAAATACTGAACATGAGAAACTAAAAGAGTTTAAAAAGAATCTCCAAACAACAATCGAAGAACTATCTGAGAAGAGACAAGACATTAATTACTATGATTTTGCTTATTCTCTTCTGAAGGACGATGGAGTCAAGACAAAAATAATTAAAAAATATTTACCGTTTATCAATCAACAGGTAAATCGATATCTACACCTGATGGATTTTTATATCAATTTCACTTTGGATGAAGAGTTCAGTGAAACTGTTAAGTCACCTATCCATGAGGACTTTTCATACTCTTCCTTCAGTGAAGGAGAGAAGATGCGTATTGACTTGGCACTACTCTTTACTTGGAGAGAAGTTGCAAGAGTTAAGAACTCAGTCAATACAAACCTACTCATTATGGATGAGATATTTGATTCATCTCTTGATGGATTTGGTACAGATGAATTTCTTAAAATAATTCGATACGTGATTAAAGGTGCAAATGTTTTTGTCATATCACATAAGACTGATTTAAATGACAAATTTGAAAACGTATTAACTTTTGATAAAGTCAAAGGATTTTCAACAATGGTTTCAAAGGAGATTGCAGGAGAATGATAAAGATATTAGTAACAGGACATAAAGGATTCATTGGAAGTCATGTCTTTAGTCATTTATTAGAACTAGGTTTTGATGTTGATGGATTAGATAGACCAGATGATATTGGAAATTTTGTAGATGTTGGATGTGCAAATTATGATCTTATCATACATCTTGCTGCCTATGCTGCACTTCGAGATAGCATAGAAAATCCAAATAAATTCTGGGATAATAATGTTGAAAAATCTAAACCCATTTTTGATTATTGTAGAAAGTATAATACTCGGTTGTTGTATGCAAGTTCTGCTGGTGCACATGGTTGGTGGCACAACCCATATGCCATAACAAAAAAGGTAAACGAACTCATGGCACCACCTAACAGCGTAGGTATGAGGTTTTTTAATGTATGGGCAGAGGAAGGAAGTAGAGTTGACATGTTATACAGAATGCTACAAGAAAATACTGCGAAATATATTACAAGGCATAAAAGAGATTATATACATGTAAATGATGTCGTAAGTGCAATAGCACACTTAATACCCAGTTCATATAGAGGAGTTATTGATGTAGGTACAGGAGAATCAGTTTCTGTAATGAAAATTGCAAAACTAATGGGTAGAGATCTTCCTATCAAGGAGGACACACCCAATGAACCAGATAGTTTATGTGCAGACACCACTGAGTTGTGTAATTTAGGATGGTCTCCTACAATAAATATATTGGAACGTATGAAGGAATATGAACACACCTAATTGGCAACATCATTCAAAAAAAGAAAAGAAACGACATTTGAAACCACAAGCATTGCGTCAAGCAAGGAAACGTCGTGGACAGTTGTTAAAGTGTCTACTTAACCCTCCCAAGCGGAGGGTTTCTTATTATAATGTGTATATAAGATAAAAATCCCATGACAATCCAATACGAAATCAAATCACAACTAGCAAAACTTCTCGCAACAGAAGATCTTATTGTTGAGCATAAGAGAGTAGAAACAGCACAATTTAATGTAAAAACAAGAGTATTGACTCTTCCCATGTGGGACAATACTACAGAGAATGTTGTTGATATGCTTGTTAGCCATGAGGTTGGTCATGCTCTATATACCCCTAATGAAGAGTGGTATAAAGATACTAAAGTAAATCCAAGTATTGTAAATATTGTAGAGGATGCTCGTATTGAAAAGTTGATGAAGCGTCGTTATGAGGGTATTTCAAAAACATTCTATAGAGGTTATACTGAGTTACACAATGAGGATTTCTTCCAAGTTAAAAAGAAGAATATATCTATGATGTCTCTTGCTGATCGTATCAACTTATATTTTAAGATTGGATCACATTATAGAATATCATTCTCAGGTGCTGAACAAATACTTGTGGAACGTGTTGCATCATGTGAAACATTTAAAGATGTTTTGGAGGTATCAAAATTAATTGAAGATTATTGTTTAGATGAGATTGAGAAGAAAAAAGAGAAGATGGAAATGGAAAATAATTCTGAATTAGATTTAGGTGACACAGAAAAAACAGAAGGTGGTTATTCGGTTAAAGGTGAATCTACAGATGAGCATGATGGTGACACAGATAAATCTGAAACATCAGAGGAGGAGTCTGGTGATGTAGAATCATCAGTTATGCAAGGAACTAATACAGCAAAAGAGATTCCTATGGTAGAGACTGTAGAGAGTCTTGAAAATGCAATTAAGAATCTTGCAAATACAGATGGTGTAGAGAATCAATATATTGAAATGCCTGATCTTGATGTTAACAAAATCATCATTGATAACCAAAGAATACATGATTTGATTGAAGAAACTTTTGCATCATTAAGTGAAGTTAATTTTGATCAGAAGTTATCTGAAGAATGGTTAGACATGCAACGTTCATATGCAAAAAAACATATTAGGCAATCAGGCGAAGATTATGCTAAATTTAAAAGAGATGCACAAAAAGAGGTAAATTATCTTGTCAAAGAATTCGAAAGACGCAAGTCTGCAGGAGCTTATGCTCGTGCTACTACTAGTCGCACTGGTATCCTTGACACCAAAAATCTACACACTTATAAATTCAATGATGACTTATTTAAGAAAGTCACTCTCTTGCCCGATGGCAAAAATCATGGATTAATATTTGTCCTTGATTGGTCTGGTTCAATGTCTCGTGAAATGTTAGATACCATCAAACAACTTTATAATCTTGTTTGGTTCTGCACAAAGGCACAAATACCATTTGAAGTATATGCATTCACACAGTGTTTTCCTAACCAAGATAGAGAAACTGGTTTAATGGAAAAAGCATATGAACCTAAAGAAGGTTTATTTTGTGTTGACCGTAATTTTAGTTTGATGAATTTATTAAGTAGTAAAGTTCGTGGTAAAAAACTAGATCAACAACTTAGAAATTTATTTGCTGTTGCTAGTGCATTTACAAATTATGAAGCACAGAAAGTTATACCTCTTGGTATGGGATTATCTGGGACACCACTTAACGAATCAATTGTATCTTTACATAAAATTATTCCACAATTCCGTGAAGAGAATAATGTTGAGAAAGTAAATTGTGTAATACTTACTGATGGTGAAGCGTATCCTCTATCATATCACTATGAGGTGCAAAGACATTGGGAATCTGAACCATATCTTGGAACAAGAAATATAGGTTCTAATTGTTTCTTACGTAATCGTAAAACTGGTAGAACATACAAGTCAGGTATGCACTACAGTGACTTCACACCAATTTTATTGAAAGATATTTCTGATACTTATCCAGATGTAAATTTTGTAGGTATTCGTATTATGCCAACAAGAGAGATTGGAAACTTTCTTCGTCAGAATAGCGATGATTGGAATAGTCCAGAAATCGAAAAGCAAAGAGCAATTTGGAAAAAAACAAAAACAGTTGCACTCAAAGGAACTGGTTATGATATTTACTTTGGATTGTGTTCCTCTGCTTTGTCAAATGATAGTGAATTTGAAGTTGATGAAGATGCTACAAAGGCACAGATTAAAAGAGCATTCACTAAATCACTTTCAACTAAAAAGATGAACAAAAAAATCTTAACTCAGTTTGTAGATTTAATTGCATAAATACTAAAAAAGTGTCTAGTGAAATGAAGACCTATAAAGAGTTCATGCAAGAGAGTAGTCTCTCTCGGATTAAAAGTAAATCTGATAAGGGTGGTATGGCCATCCTATCAGGTTCGAGGGGTGACAAGTCCAAGAAAGAGAATCAGGCAAGGGCAAAGCAATTAGATAAAGATATTCGTGGTAAAGGTTTACCAGGTGCTACAAAGGTCACTGGATCATATGTAGAGAAAGGGGATGATGGAAAGGAAAAGAAAGTTAAAGAGAGATCTCATGTAGTGACCTCTGGTAAGATGGGTAAGAGAAAATTTAAGAAGACGGTTAAAAAGTTAGGTAAGAAGTATGGACAGGATTCCGTATTGACACAAACTAAAAAAAGTGGTACACTATCAGCAACTAGAAAGGGTGGTCTCGGAAAAGATAAAAGAATAGGTGTTGGTAAATTTAAACCACAGGGTAAAAACCCAGAAGGACAATCACAAATCAAAGGCAAAACTTTTACGTACGGATGATGACACAAAAACTTTATGATGACTCCAATTGGAGAGAAGAATACAAAGGTTACACAAATAACAAACGATATCTTGAACTGCTAGAGAACGGACCTAAGAGTCTTTCGCAAGCATGGTTGTTGGGTGCATTGCATAATGAATGGAAGAAGATGAAAGGATATGATAAACTTGACCCAAAGGAAAATGTAGGACAGAATCAATCTTCTATGCAAGAGTTTTTTCAAAGTCAGAAAGACCAAGGAATATAAGACCAGTTGACAAAGTGGCACACATAATGTTGTTTACGTTGTATCTTACACTATAATAAGTGTATCGAACAAACAACTACATTATGACCTACATTCCCTTCACTGTTAAAATGACCGAAGAGCAAATCACTGATAAGTTAAGATCACTTTACGGTACTGAATTTACTACAGCAGATGTTAAAGCATTCTGCTCTATGAATGACATTCACTACAATACAGTTACCAGAAAATTACAGAAGTACAAAGTATCCAAAGGTAAGTGGAACCTTGAGGTTACTCAGGAAGCAGTTGAGCAGATTGAAAAAACATTCAACGCACCATCTGCACCAGTCCAAGAAAAGAACTTAGTTCCAACAAAAGATGAGACATTTGTTCCTTTTGGTGGATTCAAAGATATCAAAAAGATTATTCAATCCAAGCAATTCTATCCTGCATTTATTACAGGTCTGTCAGGTAATGGTAAAACATTTTCTGTCGAGCAAGCATGTGCTCAACTAAATAGAGAGTTAATTAGAGTTAACGTAACTATAGAGACAGATGAAGACGATCTTATTGGTGGGTTTCGTCTTGTTGATGGTAACACTGTTTGGCACAATGGACCAGTCATCGAATCTTTGGAGAGGGGAGCTATACTCCTTTTAGATGAGATCGATCTAGCATCAAACAAGATTCTATGTTTACAATCAATCCTTGAGGGTAAAGGTGTCTTCCTAAAGAAGATTGGAAGATGGGTACAACCTGCTGCAGGATTTAATATAATCGCTACTGCGAACACAAAAGGTAAAGGATCTGATGATGGTCGTTTTATTGGTACAAACGTACTAAATGAAGCATTCTTAGAGAGATTCCCTGTAACCTTTGAGCAATCATATCCATCTATCAAAACTGAAGAAAAGTTACTATCACTTCAC